TTGTAGGCTTCATCACGCCACAGTTGTGCTCGTTTCCTGTGGTACTCACAGTTTGGGCAGTCAGTCATATCTTCTCCTTCAGCGCCACCTCAAGCGCATCAAGTGCTTTGTCCCATGTGTTGTAGTCAATGCTATTGCCAAACGCTTTCATTACAGCAAGGGCTGCTTGTTCAATCTTCTTTAGCCGTTTGTTCTCAGACATCAAGTCAGCTAGTTGCAAATCCATCTCCCTTGTTTCTTCATCCATGTTATTCCCCTAGTTCATAAAAAATATCATCAATGATGTCCCGCACACCCTCCAGTGTGTAGGCCATATCCGCTTTGTGAGTAAGTTGTTCGGCTACACGTAGCCTGATGTTTACAAGGGCTACGTACATATCTTTACCCTTGATTGCATACAGTAAGTTACGCTCATCTTCAGGGTAGTTAAACTCCAGTACAGCTTTCATCTTTATCCTTTGGTGTTAACCAATACACATCGCCTAGCCGATGCCCAATGGAAGGTATGTCATCCATGTGGTGCACCATGCTTAGCAATGCAATGTCTTTACGTATCCACTCGGGCAATGCTTCGTGGGTATAAGACGCGTTCAGCTTAGCTTCTGCGCCTAGGAATACCGTGACCTTCCAACGCCCTGACGTAGGCATCTTCACAATCCGGTACATACATTTTGGGTTCCGTTCCATTACTTCCTTAGATGTGCACCGTGACTCCATGCGGTGCGACTATGTGTTTATTGTTGATGCACCAAAGCACAGGGGCTGGCCAGTCACCACCCCAGTCACCAAACACGTCACCATCCGTCAACATCACAATACAGTCCGGCACAATGCGCTGCTCACGCATATAGCGTGTGACGCAACTCGGTTCTGTACCACCCCCACCCTTGGGTCGTGTGCTTTGATGCAGTGTACTGATCGAATCGGATTCGTAGATTTCGTGTGCAGCTACATTGTGCCCCCAATACATCAAGTCCACAAGTTCGGGTTTAACCGAATCGCAAACACCCTGCACTTCTGCAAGGAACGTAGCCAACACCTTGTTATCAATCGAGCCTGACGTATCTGCACCAAGGGCAATACGAAACACACTGTCGCTGTACGATGTAGGCGCCATGACATCTTGGCTCATGAACCTGCGGTCGATGCGTCTGTACGATGTGTAGTCATCACCGGGCTTGCAGTTGGTAATGAAGTCACGCAGTGCCTCACGCCAATCCACCTTGGGCTTGAGCATCTCAAGTATGTTGCGGTCAACGTTTGCGCCTGCCTTGCTTGCAAAGATGTTGCCTTGCCGTAACGCTTGGTCAACTGCCTTGCTTAGCTCGTCAGCTTGCTCATCGGTCAGCTTGGATGCCCCGTCCCAATCGTGTTGGTCAAAGCCCTTGGGCTTGTTCTGTTTGTTGTCTTGTTTGAGTAGCTTGAATACCTGCCCCGCATCCATGTCACGGTACTTCTCATCGACACACCCACCATCAGGTAGTTTTACAAACTGATCTTTGTAGTATCTATCTTGGATGGGTAAGTTAATCACATAGTCACACGCTCTGTTCGCAAGGTCAGCATCTTCGTCATGCAGGTACGACCACGTGCGCAGGTGTTTAAATGCGCAGTGCATCTTCTCGTGGAGCACAAGCCCCATAAGTTCAGCATCAGTCAGCTTCTCAATGAACTGCATACCGTATTGAGCATCTAGGCCATCAGTACGTGCTGTGATGCTAGGGTCATCCACTACTTCGTTCCTGCCCATAGGGATGATGCCTACCAACCACGTATATTCTTTGTCACGTAGCAGAGATACGTGAGCACGCTCAAGGCGTTGTGAAGGTGTTAGTTGCATGGCGGCCTCACGCAAACAAGTATTGCTTGGAGATAGCGAACTTGGTGAACTGATCGTTGTCAAGAACAAACTGCTTGCTTTCTTTCTTGATGATCGATGTACAGAACAATGCTTGCACCTCGCGTTGCATACGGGCCATGTACGTCATCCATGAGTCAAGCGTATCCTCGGTCACCCAGTTCAAGGCTTGGTACGCAAGCATCAACCGGCTTGGTATTTGGTCAGGCAGACGGGCGGTGTCGGGGTTGCTGATGATCTCGGCACGCTTGGGTAATGAGTCACCCATAGAAATCCATGACTGAATATCAAGAGCAGCAGGTGCACCGATCGTACCGATCAACGCTGTCTCCAACGCATTGGGTGTAAACAAGTGGCGCTTGTTGATGATCTTGGATGCTTGCTCCAATGATCTGTGCGTCACGAACGCAGACCGCTGTGCCTTGGGGTGATAGATCAACGGATTGTCATCGGGGTTGTCGTACATCTCGTATGAGTGCAAGGCATCGGGTCGCTCGCCTACCCACATGATGACCTCGGGTGCAATGTTGTTCAGTCGTGCATAGTTCTCAACCCACTCGTCACCCGTCTGCTTGGCCATGCGTATGGATGTCACACGATTGCGGTGATGGGGCTTGAGCATATCGCCCACACCTTCGCCACCTAGATTGGTGGTCATGAACACGATGGATTCTTTGTGCAAATACTTGTTGCCTGCACGTCTCTCAACAGGCAGGGGTAGTGCCGCATCTTGCGCTGAGCGTGAACCCTTGCCGAACTCATCCAGCATCAGCACCACAGGCACATCGCTGTCTAGCCCAAACGATTCGTTGTAGTAGAACTCGGTGGTCTTGGTTGTATGGTTGACCGCAGGTACACGGAAGTCACCCTCGTGCATCACAGTCATGTCCATGTACACCTTGCGGTAGTTGGGGAATCGCTTGCCGATGGCATGTATCAAAGATGATTTACCAGAACCGATGTGGCCTTCCACGATCGGGGTTACCTCTGAGCCTACGGCACAGATGAAGTCAACAGTTTCGTTGTATGTCATGTTAGTTTGCATAATGTTTCCAGTTGGTTATTGAAGGGTTGATTCGTGTTTGTCGAATAGGTCTTTGGCCGCAAGTGTGGCATCGAAGCAAGCTTCGGTCGCACCCATCAGGGTTTCTTTATCTGCGTTATGTTCGACAACAATAGCGCAAAGCATACGTAGCAGTACGTTAATCACAACGTCAACACGCATGCCACCGCTTTGTGAAATGGTTTTGAACAGGGCTTCGTACAGATCATCAATCTCTACGCGCATCTTGGGATCGTCAGGTGGTTGTTGGTATTTCATGTTAAATGTCCAATGAGAATTTATCTTTCAGTTCATCCATCTTAATGATGATGGAGTTGCGCATCTCGGGTGACTCACGCAGGGATTTGATGTCCACGTCAGTCAGAGATAGTTCAAGGGCACGGCGTGCCGCTTCCAAGTCAGGGTCATCCAAGATGTTCAATGACTTCAAGGTACTACACAGACCCAATGCGTTGTCGAGCATGGATTGGTATAACTTTTGTGGCTTGCCGTCTTCCTTGGCAATCATCTTATCGCGGATGTGTTGCACCTCTTCGTACAACCGATCCCAAGGTTCTTGCATGGCCTCACGCATACGAGTAGTCGTAGCCGCTTCGAACCTAGACTTGAGTTGCTCAGCCGCTTCTGCAGGGATGTCCACACGGAAGTCACCCGCTTCAGGCACAGGGGTGAAGTGATACCGCAGGCCAAACTTATGCTCGATGGCTTCCACAGTTGGGTATTCGACAGGGTCAAACAACTTGCCAAGCTTGAACGCCTGAGAAGAAATCTTGACCCCGTAGTTGGTCACAAACTGCTGAACCAAGCGATCGAATTCCTTCTCGTGTTCACCCAGTTCGTGTGAGATGTCAAAGAAGGCTTTGGTGGGTACAAGCCGTGTGCCTGAGTCAGACCACGGCAGGGTTACTGAATACAACCATGTACGCACCTTACCAGCGTGTGAATTGATTGCCTCCAGATCAGCGTCACCTACGAACAGTGACTTGTAAACCGAAGCAGCTTTACTGGATCGGGTGTTCTTGGCAAGGTTGACCTCTTCGGCTGTGACCTTGTCTTGCTTGCGCCCTGTGTATACAGAGATGTTCATGTCAAGCAACATTGCAGATGATGATAGTGATTTATGTTTCATAACAGTTTCGTTAAAGATGTTTCCTACCAGTAGGAAAAAATTAAGTTGAAGGATTGGTGAGACGCTCCACCCTGCGCAGGGAAATCCAGTTGTCACCGAGGTAACGAACCGAACGAACCCATGCACGAATGTTGTGGCGTTGAACGTGTGAGGGAACGTCCCCCACACACCAAAGCTTGCGAGCCAATTTAAGTTTGGTCGTGTTCATAAAAGGCCACCAGTTCTCAGCCCATGCGGAGAACTTCGACATTCCCCGTGTCGTTGTTACGCATCGTCTTGTAGTTACCCTTACCCCACAACACGTTGGACATGGATGCGGCTGAGCCTTGAATCTCTTTGACATCAGAGTTGTTAGGAATTGGGATCACGGCCACGTCACCCACCTTCATTGGCTTGAGGTAGGGCATGAGGTGACCACGCAAATACCCAAGGGGGTTACGTGACTGCGCACGCTTTTTCTTGGGTGGGGTGGCATCGGGTACGTGGAGTTTGAGATCACCCTCGATGATCTGTTCACCCGTAGGTAACACGATGATGTATTGGGCACGAATAGCATTGAGCAAACGTGATGCGTCTTTAGCGGTCTTAAGGATTATATCCATGATAGTTTATGTTTCCGTTTAGTTTCAAAAGATAGTTAAGTTCTCGACTTAACAAGGTTAAGTATACATGATAAAGGTCGTTGTGTCAAATTGTGTTTGTAGTATCTACATCATGGCCTCCAATAAAAAAGATCAGCAAGAAGTACCATTACTGCTATGAGTAACAGCACGCGTTCAAATTTTTCCCAACGTGTCATCATGACTCGTCCTCCATATCTTCTTGCAGTTGTGTAATCCACGCACCGATCTGTTCACTGGTGTGGTACGCAAGAATCCAATCTGCTAGGTCATGCACAGGGTTCTGTAGCAGGCAGTCGTACAGCATATTCAATGCTTCTTTGCCGAAGCGTTCTTCAATTTCTTTTGGTGTCATTTGAATGTCCTCTTGATGTAATCTTCAGCTTCACGCTTGGTATCGAAGCCAAGGTAATCACCGTTCTCATCTATCCATTCGTCGGTGGTGTTGCCGTAGATAACCCAGATGTCGCCTGACCGCTCGACGTGCCAACAGTCAGGGTCATTGAAGTTCTCCATGTATAGGCGGTTCACAACCTTCTTACAGATCACGTCATCTATACCTGTCAGGCGTTCAAGTTCAGCGGGGTGGTTGTCACTAAGCAAGCTACTGATCCACGGCTTAAGTTCATCTATCTGTTTGTCAAGCTCAGCTTGTTTGTCAATCCATTGCTGCTCTTCAACCAATAAGTTCTTGTGGTACGTTTCCATCTCGGTCATTTCATTTCTCCCTTACATAAGCTAATGCATCAGCCCATACGAGCCATGCGTTTTCGATTGATTCAAAGATGTAGTCAGGCATGACGTACTTGTTGGTTGGCCGTAAGAAGTGCATCACATCCTCTCGTGTACCCACGGCTACACAACGTAGATACGACTTCATGAATGCCATATCTTCAGACGTGAAGTCTTCTTCCACATCCTGCTCTTCTTCCTTCTGTGCCTGCTCGTCAAGCATCCGTTGGTGATCGGCCAACAGGTTGGCGTAGTGTGCGTCTAGTCCGTTCATACTTCCTCCCTTTCTACATAGGCGGCATTGCCTGTTTGGTATCGATACTCTTTGGCATTTTTTTCAGCCGCACGCTTGGTCTTGAACACCCCTAAAAGTGTGCCGTTGTGGTTTCTAACTACATACTTCATTGCTTCCTCCTTAAAGAATCTTGCGCTTGCATACCAGCTTGCTTCCCACACCTCATACATCCGCCCTTGGCATGGGAAATCCTTAACCCTGTAATCAGGGAAAACATCTTTGCACCACTTGCGGTACTCGATCTTGATACGTGTTTCAAGTTTCATACTTCCTCCCTTAGTGTGTTACGTGCAACAGGTCGAACAGCGTGCACAGTACTGTGTCTACATCTACTGACTTGACCATGTACATAGCCCTGTCAATCAGCTTGTGGTCGATCAATCGTTTGTCCATATGTTTGATGGCCATCTCTGGGTCTTCGGGATACACCGCTTCACCAATCATGAACAGTAGTTCATGGGGCTTGCCGAACTCAGCGTCATACAGTGCGTCATACAACATCTCTTTGTAATCCAATTCATCCTGCGTGTCGTACTGCCACATACCTGTGCCATATACATTGCCGAACCCTGCATAGTATTTACTCTCTTGCTCGTACACGCCCGGCTCACGCTCGGTTGGTAGCTGATCCCACTTGACTTTGAGCACCGCTTTGGACAGTGCATAGAAATGCAGTATGTCAAGGGATTCCTCGTTGCTGTGCTCACGGTCATAGCCCACGCTGATGTTGGTGCACTCAGGTATCACGGCCACAAACTCTGCCGTGTCGGTATACACACCCGATGGGTCAGGGCTGTAGAAAAACGTCTCGTCTGCAAGGTTGAGTTCATCGCTGAGATGTTGTGCAAAAGAATCAGAGCAGCATCTGCCATACGCTTGATCGGTAATGATGCTGTCGTTAGCCCGCCTGTCGAACGCAATCGCCCTGTCAAATTCACTGAGCAGTTGCGGGTATTCTTCGAACAGGTGCGTTGCACCGATGCCGCCCTTCTCTTCGCCTTGTGTGAACACGTAGTAGGCAGGCACACCAGCACACATCATGTGCATCAGCATGGCACAGCCCGCACCATCGTCAGCACCGAGGGGCGCACCATCAGCACGCCAGTGTGTCGCAGTCTTGGTGAACTTGTTGGGTGCAACTTCCTTGTGCACCGTATCCACATGGGCAACGAACAGCGTTTTGTGTGTGCCAAGGCTTCGAGCATCTACGTGCAGGTTGCCTGCCACGTCACGCCATGCCTTATCGGTCAAGTGTTTGGGCACATGATCTTCAAGCCACTGGGTGAAGTACGCAGTTGCAGTTGTGTTGTGTGGCCGTGCAATGGACAGAGCACGGGTCAAAGTTTTGTAAAGTATAGATTTAGTTTTCATAATGTTTCTTAAGTTAAAGATTCCTACTGGTAGGAATTATTGGCCACTTGTTTCAGTGGCAGTTGTGGGATTCAGTGCACCTCCTCTGTGTAAGTTGTCGGGGTGATACTTCTCGCCATCTACTTCCACACACTCAACGCTGTCGGTGTACCAATCGCATGAGGCAACGCATTGCCAGCCGTCACACTGCAAGCCCCACTCTTGGGTATCTTGGAATAGGCAGATGCGCTCGTCATCCACGGTGTAGAAGTTGCCATCGATCTCAATCGCTTCATCGACGTGTTCATACTCACCGTTGTCCAGTTCAACGATGTTGTTATCTTCGAGGTAGTCCTGATGGTAGTACTCATCTCGTGACTCCACAAACACAGCGTAATCTTCGTGGAAGCGGTACGTAGTACCCCTACGGCCACGCCCCATGCGATAGCTATCCTCACAGCTTGAGCACACAAGGGCATCTTCGCTATAGCCGATCCAATAACCATCACCCGAACGGACACGGTCGCCACAATCTGCACAGTCATCACTGTTTGTATGATCTGCATCGCCATCGGTGTTGGAACATTCGTACTCACCATCGTCATCAATGACAAGCGTTTTACCCACTACAGATACGATCTGATTACAGCCGTCAAGGTACGGTGCAACAAACCCACAGTCGTTGCTGTCATCGATGAACTTGAGCCTTTGCCCATAGTTCCAACCACCACGGTGCTCATAGCCATCTTCTTTGAGCCACGCTTCGAGCACATCGTCACGGCCTGAGTACCCGTCATCGTTGCGGAAGTAGCTACGCACAAAGTATTTCTCACCTTCGTTCTTTATCACAAGTGCACGGCCTACTGTGTCACCGTTCAGGGTACGCACAGCCAAGCCCCATCCATGCTCGGGTGCATAGGCTTGGTACGGGTGATCGTCAGGGTTGCTCTCGCCCCACTGCATACATGACTTCGGGCCACGCTCTAGGTGGTAGATCATCTGCACTGAGGTGTTCACAATGAAGCAGTCACCCTTGCCACACAAAGCAGCTAGGTCACGTATCGCATGGTCAGGCAGTGTGCTGAAGTGTCGGGTCAGGTACTTGCCCACCGTGGTGATGGCTTGCTTGTCGTCAACACCCTTGCGTTCGTTGGCCGTGTATGCCAAGCGTGATGGGTCGGACTGTGCTTTGTGTGGCCATTCGAGTAGCAGTTGTTGCCAATCGTCAGGTCGTGCCATACCCATAGCCTTGATGACCACGGGATGGATAGCGTGTTGCTGTTGCTGATGTGCATGCCAAGCACGGGTGTAGTGATGGTCAAGTGACCTTGTGTGTGGCACAAGTTGGTAGGGGTCGTTGCTCTCGTAGCTGTACACGTAATGTGCACGCTCGTTGAAGGGTTGCCGTTCACGTATGCCACGCTTGAGAATAAGTGCGGCATCCCAGAATGTATCGAGCATTGACTTGGGGTTATATGTAGTTTCCATATGTTTCCGTTTGGTTTCAAAGATGTGGTGTGAGACGGCACACCACGAACCGTTTTTCCTACGGGTAGGGAAATTCAAGTGCGCTTGGGGTTCAGTTGCGTAAGGATTGACCTATCAGTGACCAACATATAGCTGGACTTGTTTAATGGAACTGCACAGTGCACCACCTTGCGTGCTATCTTCTCGCCACATTCCATGCACGTTGGCCGTGGGTTATGTGAGCCGTCAGGTAGCTTTGTTCGGTGGGGTTCGACACGTGCGTAGTGACAGCACGTGCAGATGGGCAAGTGGTAGTGGGTCATAAGTTTTCTCCGTTTCGAGTTGAGTTGTTGGTGCGATACACACCCAAGAGGGGACATGATCCCCTCCCAGTTGCATACAACTTGTTTACACGGTGGTTTCACCATGCGTAGTGCTTACTCTTTATGTGTTTGGCTTTGAACTGCGATAGGGTGTGTCGGTCGTGCATATTCCTTGCGGTTCACGATCCCCAAGAGGTGTCAACGTATGCACTACTAACGATAGCTTCGTGCCCCCATATATGTAGGTGGTGGACTGTGTCGACTATTGCGTTCGCCATAAATAATTTCCGTCTTGTTGAGTGGCCATGTATGTTTTCATACAGAGAGCCACGCCCATTTAGGCAGTATTGATTTGCTTTTTACTGCACAAGTAACGGTGCAGTCGCTGACTGGGTACAGCACGCCTATTCACTAGTGGAAGAATCCATGACCAACATTCGGGGAGTCTTAGTGCCTCTTATTTTTATTAGTCTGCATCTGCTAGCTTCTTGCATCGAGCAAGCGGCGGTTTACTGTAGGTGTTGGGACACCTACGCTTAATATGTTTTTAAAGAACTTTCCTACGGGTAGGAAAAACCAAAATGAATGGGCACGATTTCCCAAATGGTTTCACCATTGTACCATATAAGAAAGGGCTTGTCAAGTCAAGACATAGGGAAACAACATCAAACATATCACATACCCCCGTGTTCTGGAACACGCTTAACCTTGAGGTAATGGTGCTGCCCCCACTTAAATTTGCTGGTGGTGAACTTCTTATTGCTGACACTTGACTCTCGGTGGATCGAGGCACGCACGCCCTTGGCCATCTCATAGGGCACAACAAAATAGTTGAACACATCCATGCTACGCATCTTGCGTAGGGCATCTTCGGTTGGCTTTAATAGTTTGATGGTCACATCACGCCTGCGCTGTTCACGGGTAACCTTGTTGCTTGCTTTGATGTTGGCATCACGCTTGGCCTGCAGTTTGTGCATTTCGGCAGGGGTTCGGATGATGGTTTCTTTTTTTACCTGCTCGGCAAGGGTTTGCATGAGGGCGGGGTCAAGTTCGAGGTTTAGTAGGTTTGTGGCCATGTGCGTTCCAATGTAACGAAAAACGGGGTATGTTCTTGGTGCCCTCCAAAATCTGGAACGGAACGCAGAACGAGGCGAAAGTTGTATTGTACAGTATCGGAACGTTATGGTTTAAAAATTATTTGCTTAAAAAGTAGGCACAAACCGAGTACGGTTCTTATTTTGAAAAAGCCACGTCAGGAAAAGCAAAAGTCCTACTGGTAGGAAAAAAGTCAAGGCTTGATCCCAAACGACCCCTTGCAACTTTCCCTGAAAATTAAAAAAGAAAATTTCCCAGACTGACTTTGTAAAAACCAGAACAACACTCGGAACATATATATATATATATATTATTTTATTATTATTAGAGGATTCTTGCTTTGGAACAATGCTAAGACATGAGAAGAAGATATTAGACAGGTGTTCCATACGTATTTTAGAACGTCTCAGGAACAAGTTGTTTTGCTGGAACATTTGGAACACGCCTTTTTGCGTAGTTGCATGGCCGCATAGTTGCGTAGTTGCATAGCTGCTTCCCCACCAGTTCTCCCAAAAGATGCGAGAGGGAAACCCCAGACCGACCAGACGCAAAAAAGCCCGCACGAAGCGGGCAACAAAAAACCCGCCGAAGCGGGTCTGGTTTTTCCTACATGGTAGGATTATTCAGTGATCTCATATCCCTCGGCCTCGAGATATGACCTAATGCAACCCTCGAGGGTATCGGCCTCGGCATCATCAAAAGATGATTGGATTTTCTCGCACCATGATGCAAACTCAGGGTGACTAAAAACCCGAGCGATCACCTTGTCAATGGCCTCGGTTTTGGTTTTGCCTTTTGAACCGCCCTTGGCACTAGATTTGCTCGAGGACAATGAAAAGGGCCTGCCTTCATTCACGGCCACTACAAAAGAGGTCATGTAATTTGAGTAGGTTTTTGCGGCCTTGCCTTTAAAGGCGGCCTTCATTGCATCGGCAAACTGTAAGCGATACTGGCACGTTTTCACTGATTTGCCAAAAACAATGCCAGAGGCTTTGAGGGTTTTGACTTGTTCGTTGACTACGTCAACGGCTGAAACACCATTGTGAATGGCAATTGCCACTGATTTGAAAATGCCGATAGTGTCGAGGGTTTGAGTTGATTGTGTCATTTTAGAGTTTCCTAAAAATATCGGTTCAATAAGATTATTGCTTGCCGATGGATCAATTATAGCCTAGTTTGACTCTGTCTTGTCTTGTCTTGTCACGTTTCCCCTACCAGTAGGAAAAAATTCCTACCCTCTCCCAGCGCCCACCAGTTCCCACGGGCGGCGACCCCACCCACCCCCCACCAAGCCTTGTAACGTCATGGCCTCGTAGCCGCACCTACAGTGTATTACGTTCAAACGATGTCCAGTTTTTCTCAAATCACCACAGCGAACCCACCCCCCATCAAAATAAAACGCCCCGCTAAAAATTTTTATAGCAAAAAATCCATGAAATCGTGTTCCAGAACAGGCCCCCCTTGATAGTATCTTGACACGTCCTGCCGTTTGTGTGTTATATTTCGGGCCATGCTGACCTGTATCCCAGAGTTGACGGTGCCAATCCCAAGCAAGCGGGAGGATGTGGTGTCCCTGCATACCAAGGTGGATGCCTTATTTAAGACGGCTGAGTTCCTGCAAGCGTTCGGTGCACCCGATGAACCCTCGGAAGAAGATAAGGTGCGGGCACGTTCGGCCTTCCACGAATCCATCAGTAGCTCAGAAGCTACAAACATCGTCACCCCACAAACCAACGCGGTCACCACAACGGCATCGGTGATGCACCTCAAGTCCATACTGAGTGAGTACGATCAGGTGGTGGTGAACTCGGCAGTGCAGATCAGAACCTACGTCACGAACAAGCTGATTGAGGAGACGACCCATCCCGATCCCAAGATTCGCATCCGTGCACTTGAACTGCTAGGTAAGGTGGGCGACGTAGGGCTGTTCATCGAACGCAGCGAAATTACTGTTAAACACAAAACCACCCTTGAGCTTGAAGCTTCTATTAAAGATAGGATTTCCAAACTTCTTGAGCTTCGCAGCAAGTCAGAAGAGATTGTGGATGTGGTGGCCAAACCTAAGACCCTGCAAGAGAGCAAAGCCGATGTGCTGGGCACACCCACCCTAGTACGTAGTCAACCGCATGATTGACTTTTCCAACTTCTCAATGGACGATCTATTAAAGATAGATTTGGCCAAACTGTCGGCAGACGATTTAGAAGCATTTGATGCCACGCTTGAGGAGTTGACCAAACGGGAAGCGGCCAAGGTTGCACGCAATAGTCTGCTTGAGTTCTGCATGAAAATGAACCCCGACTACAAGATTGGTAAGCATCACCAGCGGCTGGCGACTCTTTTGGAAGACATGGCGTTCAACCGCAAAGACCGTATTGCTGTTTCCATTCCGCCTCGGCACGGTAAATCTTTCTTGGTGTCGGTTTATTTTCCTGCTTGGTTCCTAGGTAATTTCCCTGATAAAAAGGTATTGATGGTGTCGCACACCACTGACCTTGCGGTTGACTTTGGACGCAAAGTGCGTAACTTGGTTGACCTAGATATGTACAAGGAAATCTTCCCAACAGTGACGCTGGCGGCTGACAGCAAGTCTGCTGGCCGGTGGAACACCAACTCAGGCGGTGAGTATTTTGCTTGCGGTGTTGGCTCTGCCCTTGCAGGTCGAGGCGCTGACTTCTTGATTGTTGACGATCCGTTCTCAGAACAAGACATCTTGAACGGCAACTACGAGGTATTCCAGAAGGCGTACGAATGGTTTACTTTTGGTGCTCGTACGCGTCTGATGCCGGGTGGCCGGATGGCGATTGTGCATACACGCTGGCATCCCAACGATCTGATTGGCATGATGGCCAAGGACATGGCTCGCAACGAAGATGCTGATAAGTATGAGTTCTTTGAATTCCCTGCTGTGTTCAACGAGGGCTTGCCAGATGAGAAGGCGCTGTGGCCTGAGTTCTTTGACTTGGAAGCACTCAAGAGAACCAAAGCGTCAATGCCGCTGTTCCAGTGGAACGCTCAGTATCAGCAACAACCCACCAGCGAAGAAGGTGCGATCATCAAGCGCGAGTGGTGGAGAATGTGGGAAGAAGAAGACCCGCCAGAGCTTGAGTTTGTCATCATGACACTTGACGCGGCGGCAGAAAAGAACAACCGCGCTGACTTTACGGCCCTGCTTACGTGGGGTGTGTTCAGCGATGCGAGGCGCACGGACGGCAAGAACCACATCATCTTGATGAACGCCATCAACAAACGGGTGGAGTTTGGTGAACTTAAAGACATGGCACTGGAAGAATACAAAGAGTGGGAGCCAGATGCGTTCATCGTGGAGAAGAAGTCCAGCGGCACACCCTTGTTCCAAGAGTTCAGGCGCATGGGGATACCTGTTCAAGAATTTACCCCACACAGGGGCACAGGTGATAAAGTTGCACGGTTGAATGCAGTATCAGATATTTTCAGATCGGGCATGGTCTGGTATCCTGCAGGTAGGCGTTGGGCAGAGGAAGTTGTAGAGCAGGTGGCTTCGTTTCCCGCGTCAGACCACGACGACATGGTTGACTGCACAAGTATGGCGTTATCCCGTTTCAGGAATGGCGGGTTCATCAGCTTGGACAGCGACGAAAAAGACGACATTTACTCAATACCCCGTAAAGCGGCGTATTACTAAGGATCAAGCATGGCTACTAACATCGACAAAGCACTGTACCAACAACCCACAGGGATTGACGCATTAGCGCAAAACGAAGAGGCGATTGAGATTGAGATCGTTGACCCTGAAGAAGTCAATATCAGAGCAGGTGATTTAGAGATCAGCATTGGTGAAGGGGAAGATGATGACTTCTCTGCTAACTTGGCTGATGAAGTATCTGAAGGTGCACTGCAGTCTATGGCAAGTGAGTTGTCGGGTGACATTGACAACGACAAAAACAGCCGCAAGGATTGGGAGAAGTCTTACACAGAAGGCTTGAAACTTCTGGGCTTGCAGATGGAAGAGCGCACAGAACCTTGGAATGGTGCGTCAGGTGTATTCCACCCCATGATTACTGAGGCGGTCGTTAGGTTCCAAGCTGAGACGATCACTGAGACTTTCCCTGCACAGGGGCCAGTACGTACCAAGATCATTGGCAAAGAAACACCTGAGAAGAAAGAAGCGGCCACTCGCGTTCAAGATGATATGAACTATCAGTTGACAGAGAAGATGGTTGAGTTCCGTCCAGAGCATGAGCGCATGTTGTGGTCACTGCCAGCCACAGGTTCAGCGTTTAAGAAGGTGTATTACGACCCATCCCTTGGTCGTCAAGTTTCCATTTTTATTCCAGCCGAAGACATCATTTTGCCTTACGGCACAACAGAGATGGATACGTGCTACCGCATTACACACGTGATGCGCAAGACAAAGAATGAAATTCTTAAATTGCAGCAAGCGGGTTTTTATCGTGATATTGAGTTGTCTGAGCCTGATAAGTCCACCACTGATATTCAGAAAGCTAAAGACAAAGAGACAGGCTTTAGTGACCTGAATGATGAGCGTTACACACTGTATGAGTGCCACGTTGACCTAGACCTCAAAGGCTTTGAGGATGAAGAAGATGGTGAACCCACTGGCATCATGTTGCCATACGTGGTAACACTTATCAAAGGTACTAACGATGTATTGGCTATTCGCCGTAATTGGAACGAAGATGACCCACTCAAACTCAAGCGTCAGCACTTCGTTCACTACCAATATATTCCGGGTTTTGGAGCTTACGGCTTCGGGCTTTTCCACCTTATCGGAGGCTTTGCTAAATCCGCTACCTCTCTCATGCGGCAACTCATCGATGCCGGAACACTTGCCAACTTGCCCGGTGGACTCAAGACCCGTGGCCTCCGAATCAAAGGTGATGACACCCCCATCGCACCCGGAGAATTCCGAGATGTAGATGTGGGTTCTGGCACGATCCGTGACAACATCTTGCCCCTGCCATACAAAGAGCCAAGCCAAACTTTGTACACATTGCTTCAAAACATTGTGGATGAAGGCCGCAGGTTTGCCGCTACCGCTGACATGAAAGTATCTGACATGAGTGGCAACGCTCCTGTTGGAACCACACTGGCTCTCTTAGAGCGTCAGTTAAAAGTGATGACGGCAGTGCAGGCTCGTGTGCACTTTGCACTCAAGCAAGAATTGGGTCTGCTCAAGAACATCATTCGTGATTACTCAGACACTGACTACTTGTATGAGCCAGAGGGTACAAAAGGCCCCCGTGCCAAGCAGTCTGACTATCAGCATGTGGATGTAATTCCTGTGTCTGACCCCAACGCCGCGACCATGAGTCAACGTGTTGTGCAGTACCAAGCTGTGATTCAGATGGCGCAGATGGCGCCTGACATCTATGACTTACCACAACTGCATCGCCGCATGTTGGAAGTGTTGGGTATCAAAAACGCAGAGAAGTTAGTGCCGCTGGAAGAAGACCAGAAGCCCACTGATCCTGTGTCTGAGAATCAGAATGTGCTCAAGGGTAAACCCCTCAAAGCGTTCATGTACCAAGATCATCAGTCGCATATCCAAGTGCACATGATGATGTTGCAAGACCCACTGATTCAGCAGTTCATTGGTCAGAACCCCCGTGCTCCGGCGATTCAAGCGGCGTTGACTGCACACGTTGCAGAACACGTTGGCTACATGATGCGTCAGAAGATCGAGCAACAACTGGGTATGCCACTGCCACCCGAAGATGAGAAGTTGCCACCGAACGTGGAGTTGGCTCTGTCAGCAATGATGGCGCAAGCGGCCAACCAAGTGCTCATGCAAGATCAAGCCAAAGCTGCACAGGCTCAGGCACAACAGCAAGCACAAGACCCCGTGGTTCAGATGCAGATGCAAGAGTTGCAGATCAAGCAAGGCGAGTTGGAGTTGAAGAAGCAGAAGTTGATGATGGAGTCTGCAGCCGCTTCCGACAAACAAGATTTGGAAGAGCAAAAGGTCAGCGGTCAACTGCAACTGGAGTCTATGCGTGTTGGCGCACAGATCAAAGAAAGCCAAGCCAAGCAACAGTTTGAGCAAGAACGCACGGGTGTTCAGATGGGCGCTGAGATTGCAAAGAATCAGAAGCAAATGGATTTGCAAGCACGCACTACTGCACTGCAGCACGCATCACGCAACCAACCCAAAACGGAACCTAAATCATGATCCAAGAATTCGCACGTGTATTGCGCGAAAAAATACGCACCGACATGAACAACTACGCTGACGATTTGTCAGGTGGTGGGTGTCGCACATTTGAAGAGTATCAAAAACTTTGTGGGGTGATTCAGGGTCTAGCCCTTGCAGAGCGTTATATCCTTGACCTTGCACTGAAAGTTGATCTATCCGATG